AGCGCCGACGGCGGCGACACCGACGGCGGCCAGGGCGCCGGCGGCGACTCCGGCGGATTTACCGAGACCGCCGAGACCGCCCTTGACCGACTTGACGGACTTGTTGAAACCCGAGGCGTCGCCAGCGATGACGACTTTGAGTTCGCGTTCTCGTGCCACTACGTCACCTCCTGCGTTGCGCCCGTTTTTGTTCCGCCGCTTTTTCGTTGATCCAGTCGACGAACACGTCGACCTCCTCGAACGTCATCCGGTCGAGATCCCACGGTTTGATCCCGAACTCGGCGGCGAGAGCGGGCAGAGCATTGGTCAGTCGCCGCCGGGATGTTTTGGTTCGTCGTCCTCGGCGGCGTCGCCGGTGAGGAACTCGATCTCGGTGACATCGCCGAACGTGACTACACAAGAATCGAACGTCGCCCGCGACTCTCCCGACGATCGGCGGGCGAGGAACGTGAGGGCCTGGACCGCGACGAGGGAACCCTCACCGATCTTCGACATCGTCTCCTGGATCGTCCATCCGCATCCGGCGATGAGGTCTCCCTCGTCGGCCGACGAGAGTTTCATCGCGTCGAACGTATAGGTCCGACCGTCCAATATGAACTGGACGACCTCGGCCTCCGGTTTCACTCTCGGCGCTTTAGCCATTTGGTTTCTCCCTCGTCGGGTCGCGCGTGATCACGCGACAAATCGTTCTCATCTCTTATTCGGGAACGCCCTCGCGGCGAGATCCTCGACCGCATCCCAGTACATCTCTGCGCCCTCGTCGGCGTTCTCCCGGATCGCCGGATACAACATGTAACCCGCGCCGGAACCCGAACCTCGGTGCGCCGGGAATTGTGCGTAGGTGTTCGACCCGAACTCGGCGCCCATCGCCGGGCCGTGTTTCTGCCCTTGCCCGCCGAGGACGATCTCGGATCGTTTCTGAGCTCCCCGCGCCCGAATCGATTTCTGTCGGACGACGTGAGCGTGGACACCGCCGAGACCGCGGCCGATATCGTCGGCTTTGCCCGAGTAGAACTCGGCGATCTCTTTGTTGACCTTGCCGAGCGCTTTCCCGCCGCCGAGGTCCTTCGCGTACCGGTTGAGGTCTCGACGGAAATCGTCGAGTCCCTCGACCGATATTTGCCTGGCCGGTGCGTTCCCGCCCTTAGCTCGGGCCATTGGTTACGGCGCCTCCTCGACGACCGCGACGATCGCTCCCGGTGTCCCGGTCGGGTCCGCGATGCAAGTGAACGGGACGTCTTGTTCGACGATCCCACGGCCTGACACGGCCGGAGTCGAACCGTCGAATCGACAGTTCATTGTGATCGTGATCTCGTTCGAGGACCCGGCGTCGAGTTGTAACTCGACCTCGGTCTCGGTGTGCGCCCGCCACAAATCGTAGGCGGTCATCGAATCGAAATCGAGAGTCATCGACCCGGTGTATTCGCGTCGGTCCTCCTCGATCGGTTCGGCGATCACTTGAGTCCCGATGTACCGGCGGTCGGTGTTGAGAGCGTTCTCTCCCGAGATTGTGATCGCTTTAACGTTCGCGGGGGAGTTCGCTATCTCGACGGTGCCGTGAGTGAACTTGAACGGGAGCGACCCGACCGGATATGACGCGGACGCTAACGCCGTCACACCGGTCGATTCCGAGATGGCGACGAGGTCGAGCCCGAGGGTAGCGATCTCGCCAGCGGCGAGAGCGATCTCCCATGACGCGACCTTGCATCCGTTGTAAGTGAACGGTTCGACCGCTCCGCCGATGATCGGTTTACCGATCTGGCAAGTGAAACCGAGACCGGTGAGATCGTCCGGGACGTAGGTGTACGGATTCGCACCGGTCACACCGCCGAACATATGCTCGAACAACGTGAGCATGTTCGCTGTTCGGAGTTCCGTCTCGATCGATCCCTCGACCGTTAGGTTCCCCGAGTTCCACTGATCGGACTGGAGGACACGTTGCCCGGCGACTATCGCCTGCGATTCCGTGAAATCCTCGTCGACCGACATCGATTCTCCGATGAGCGGGATGAACTCATCGACGACCACGGCGGTGCCGTAGACGCTCTCGGTTTTGATTCCCCATTGTGCATCGTGTCCGGTTGCCATGATTTAGCTCCCGCCCTTCTCGGTTGTAGTCGTTTCTGATTTCTCCTCGGCCTTTTGGGCCGCGGCTTTTTTGGCGGCGCCAGGGCGCCACACATCGGTTTGTGCCAAGAGCCCGGACCCGGGAGATGTCCCGGACGGCGCCGCTCCGGCGAGGTCGTCGTCGACGTCGACCGTTTCACCGGCGGCGCACACTCCGAACGCTCCGGCCTTGGATTTGTTCGAGACGTTTCTAATCATCATTTCTAGGGTCCGGTTCTCTCGTGGATTTCGATTGTTAGATGGATCGCCGACAACGCTCCCTCGGTCGTCGGCCCGGTGATCGGACCTCTCATCGAGGTCGGCAACATTGACAACACCTCGTCGTTCCCGTCGAGGTTCCGGTTGTCGAGGATCACGTCGAGACAAACGTCGGCGATCGCCTGGACTCTCGACTCCGCGTCGGCGGCGCCGTACCCGGGCCGGTCCGAAACGATCACGAGAGAGAACGACCAAATGTCGTCCATCGTCGTGCCGGCCCCGGCGAGGAGAGAGAACTCGAGATCGGATTCCTCCGGATCCCACATCCACACACCCTCCGCCGGTGTCTCGTTCGACGCCGAGCCGAGAGTCACCTCGATGTCCATCCCGGAGAGACCGTCCTCCAGTAACGCTTGGAGATCGAGACGGACCGAGGAGCGGCTCATCCGACGACGATTTCCATCCGGGACCATCGGGCGTAGACCGCGTCGACCGCGTCGTCGCCGGTTCGTTTCTCACCCTCGGTTTGGATCCGGTACGTTCCACCGTCGACGGTGTAGGACGTCGCCCGGTCCGGGACCGTCGAGTTCGGCCGGTTAGCGAACCATCGGGTCCGTTTCGCGACCATCGTTTCGAGATCGTTCGGAGGTCGATCGAGACCGAACTCGAACCCGACCTCGACAACGTCGGGCCAGCATCCGGACCGGAGTCCGATCACACCGGCGCCGCCGTCGACAACGTCGACGAGGGCGAGTCGCTCCGCCGTCCAGTCGGTCACCGACGAGTCGGCGTTGACCGTCCGTACCCATCGAACCGAACGGACATCCCACTCCGGGAGGACAAGCCCAGAGGACCCTCCTCGACGACGCGCCACCGAGAACCTCGGGACGAACGCCCGGTCCGTGATCTGTTCGACCTCGAACTCGGCGATCTCCCGTTTCTCTAGGAGGACCTCCGCCGGATACTTGCCGACATCACCGAGAGACGGTTCGAGCGCCCGGATCCTAGCGGTCGTCGCGTAGACACCGCCGACGACCGCGATCATCTCCTCGTGATCCGCCGAGTCGGCGGTCCACGTCACGGACCATAAATCGGTGCGCGGACTATCCGCGGCGGACACCGTCGCGGAATACGTCGAGGACGATCCCGACACCGACCCGACGGTCACAACCTCGCCGGACGAGTCGACGACCGAAACGGTCGGCGTCCCTCCCGGTGTTGCCGGTTCTCCGTCGGACCCGCCGTGTTCATAAGTCAACACGACGTCGGCGCCGAGAACGACGCGTCGGGCCGGGACCGCCTCAACGGCCATTACCTTGCCGCCCGCTTAGCCGCGGGCTTTTTCTTCGCCGGGACTTTGGTCTCGACGTCGCCGGACGGTTCGGACTGGGCGCCCTTACCGGCCGATGTCGCGTACCCGTTCGAGACCAAAGTCTCCGCCTCCGCGGCGGGAACATCGATCGTCGAACCCGGCCCGGGCCACCGGACGCCGTTACGGCGCCCGGTGATCTGGACCGTCATCGTCACTTTGGTCATGCTTGGATCAAGTGCTTGATCGCGCCGGTCGTGTCGGTGAGGTCACCGTCGGTCCGGAGCACTACTCGCCATGTGACGAGGTCGGTGTTGAAAGCGTAATCATCCGACCGCTCGACCCTCATTTGTCCGACGTCGCGGATCATGTAGGTCGAGAAATCGCCATACGCCATCGTGATGTTTCCGGTCCCGAGATCGGCAACGTTCGGGTCGGACACATATGGTCGCCCGAGGATCGAGTTCGGTTCCCCGCCGGTGAGGGCCGGTTGCCAGAGGTATTGGTCGTTTTGATCCTTGAGTTTCCGGATCGCCAACAACGCCGAGTCCCCGATGAGGAACGAACCGACCGAACGGTACGGCGACGTCACCGAGAACATGAGGTTGATAACCTCATCGGCGGTGATCGCCGCTACGCCCGCGGCAGTAACGCCGAGAGTCGATGCCGTGATTACACCGTTCGGTTTCGACGATCCGTCACCGACGACGAGGTCGGTTCCGGAGTCGATGCCGACGGCGCGGCCAGCGGCCCGGGCGATGTACCCGACGAGGTCGACTCCGGTGTCGGAGATCAACTCGTTCGAGACCTGGACGAGGGTCGCGTATTTGTATGCGTTCAACGTCAATTGACCGAACGCCGGATCCGACTCGGGGATCGCGGAGCCCTCGCCGACTAGCGCGGCGGAACCGTGGCTAGTCGTCTTGGGAACCTGGATCGCCTCGCCGGACGCCGTGGTCAACACCTCGACGTTGAGTTGCCGGATAGCGGAGACCTCGACGAGGTGTTCCTTGAGTGTCGCGTAGAACGACGTCGGGACGGTGTTTCCACCGGCCGTAGCGGATCCGACGGTGAGGTCACGCCGCTCGGGAGTGAAATCCACGGAACGGACCTCTCCGTCGAGGAGTTGCCGTAGCTTCGCCTCGTCGGAACTCTCGTCGGCCAGGGCGACCGGAGTCGCCTCGGTCTGACGTTCGGCGAGACGTTCCGAGGACTCTCGGGCCGCCTCGATCTCGGCATCCCGGTCGGCGATCGCTCGGAATTCGGCGATCGTCTTGT